ACAAACTTTACCATCTTAGTTTACAATACTTAGTTCGAAGTCCCAAAGTCCTCCATCATTATTATTTGTAACTCTAGTGTATGTTTTATCCACTACAAGTTGAACATTTAACTGATCTTGAGTTGGTCTAAACTCACCTAAGAAAGGATCTCTTTGATTTAAATATTGAACTAACTCATTAAGATTATTAATTGGTGTAGCTAATAACATTTTACCAGCAAAATATGCGTTTACACCATAATCAGGAGTACCATGGTCATGAAGTAAGTTAAGGTCAACAAACTTAGTAATTGGAAATGTAGGTACTGTACCACTATTTTCAACAACTATTTCAGACAAGTGAGCATCCCATAAAGATAACTTTAATGCAGCTGCAGACTTGTTTCCGAACTGATATCTTTGCCAGCCAAACTTTGGTTTTTTTATAACTGGACTTTTGTATTCTGATAAACTCATGGTCTTTAGATTTAATAAATATACACTATAATATACAAAAAATATTTGAATAAAAAAAATCCTTAGATTAATTTCTAAGGATTCTTTGGAATATATAAGGGAGAGGCTGAACTAATACATTATAGCACCTAGTACAAATGCAATAACTAACATAATAATAAGTGTAAAGTCAGCAATGCTTTTTCCTTCTTTATCAGATTCCCATACATTATGCATCTTGTTATATATAGGTTTAATCATAGCACTATGTACTAAATATAAAAATGCAATGACTGCAATACCAACAATAAATATAATTCCTTTTATCATAATGAATCAATTCGTCTTTGTAAATATACCAAAGCTTTTTGTAAATCTTCTTTTTTTGTAGATTTATTTTTCTTACCAGCTCTAGCTACATACTTAATTACATTGCCTAGATAGAAATCATCATCAAGATTCCACGCTTCTAAAACATCAAACACTTCATGAGGACTATCATCCAATGTGACTATCCTATTGGAAAGATCTATAGGAGAAAGCATGTCACTTATCTGTTTTGCAGTTGGGCAAGATTCTTTTTTAGCCATGATCTCATTATATCTTTTAATAGATGGGATTACCATACAATCACTACGTCTCCTTCATTAAGGACAAGTTTAACTTCGCCATCAATATCTATTCTTTCTACAGTTTCCATATTGAGAGAACTGGTGCGGATGTATACTACATCTCCTACAGATACATCTTCTACTTTATCTCCTATGGCATAAATAACAAGTTTATTCCACATCTTTACAGCTTCCTGCATGATTGCATCTTCATCCTTTGCACTTAATTGGATGGTTGATTCTTTTCTTTTAGGAACATCTACCAGGATAGTTCTTCCTCTTAGTTTTTTAAACGGTTTCATATTGTTGGTTTTAAAAGATTACGCTTCATAATTACTTGGGCCATCCATTTTCTGTATAGCTCTTAAATCTTGTACTGCAGGATTTGGACGGTTCAATAGATCCATCTTAATCTTTTCTAATAGACCTATCACAGCAAAGTTATCATAGGCTTTCTCACTCATATGGACTTCTATTCCACCATCTGTCTCAACTAAGGACAGGATTATTGTTGTATCTGACATATACTTATTTATTGGTTGAACAAATATAATAATTTATTTTTTAAAAAACCCGCTCTTAGGTTTTTCCTTTTTATCAATCCCCAACTTCTCAATAATCTTGTTTGCTTCATCTTCAGCAAAAGTAATTACTTCTTCTTCCTTATCAGTGATCTTCCAGTTATTAAGTAAGATACTCATGTGCATTGTCTCATGCATAACAGCTGTGGCTTTTTCTGTAACATTATACTTTTTAAAAGTGCCCATGTTTAGAAACAAGAAAGGTTTGTATGGATCTTTAGCAGTTAACTTTTTATCTGCCGGATCATAATTAGTTAATCCATATATGTAAACACCATTACCAACAGTCTTATCTACTTCTTCAGCCTGGGCATCTGCACGGTTAAGACCATGCATTTCTGGAACTTTATAATAGTCAAAGATCTCAGTAGAATCATTACCTACTAAGAGTATGTACTTACCCATGTCAAATTTCTTCATATACTAATATACTAAATATAACTTACTTATACAAGTAAGTAAAAACCCCAGGTATATTCTACAAGGGGTTTTAACAAAATGAATAATTCTGAACAAAGAAGAATCTGACACAAAGCTAATAACTTAATTGGTTTATACAAAATTTTTTTTCTATATATTTTTTGAGACATATAAGAGGTTGTGATGGGGTCGGTATCACAGCCACCCCGGCCTGTGTCAGCAAACGGGGTACCCCCTAGTGTTTGCCTCCCTTAGACCGTTGTGTCTGTGCCGCAATAAAACTTTTTCCTGCTGTCAAAAGTTTTGTTGCTGTCTGCCAACCCTGTAGTTCCATTGAACTAATAAATTATTTAACAATGGAAAATACCATCTGCATTCTTGTACAAAAGTACAACACTGATCCTGCTAACTATGTGTTCTGTGAAGTCATCAAAGGCGCTCCGCGCAATTTCAGACTCCATAAGAACTACATAAAGGCCTTCAGCAATCCTGTGACAATAGGCAAAGCCTACATTGTCAAGCACAGTGAAGTCCCTTCTGACTGTGGCCAGTTCACTAATGTATCCATTAGCGTCCTGTCTGAACTGTCAGAAACGGCAAAAGTGAATATCCTCCTTGGACTCTAGCGAGTCAGGGGGGATATCCCTTTTTTTTTATAACTCCTGTAACTCCAGTAACTGCTTGCAGAACAGGGTAACACCAGTAACTACTGTAGTCCTTTTTTTGCCAACCCTATGTAGCAATTGTATCAGTAATGTATAACCTTAAAAACTAGCATAAGATGGCAAATGAAGTAAGAATTGTAACAGAGCGCATCATGAGAGATGGTGTAGCTGTATTGTTGCAGCAAGTTCACTATGTAAATCTGAAGAAGATTGTAACAAGAGAACTTGATGCAAAGACTGGGATACCAATGCAGATTGTGAAGATCATGCATATCCTGGATCTGGAGGAAGATGATAGTACTCCAGAACTGGCTTGTAATTAGTTCAACTAACAGGAGCTGTGGTAACTACTGCAGCTCCTAATAAATCCTATAGCTGAAGTACAAGGCTAAACTGCATATAAACAGGAATTAGGTTTGCAGTAAATGTAACTGAGGGAACAGCATTAACAGCTGTTCTCTTAGTAACTGTTTTTCCTCTTTTCTGCCAACCCTTGGTAGCACTTGATAAATAAATGTATAACCCTTAAAAACTTAAAAAAGATGGGACTAACAGCAAATTACAGTACAAACTATCCAAAGGTGAACAAGGATGGTAAATTGGTGACGGTGTTTGTTTACACTGTAACAGGTGATGAAACAGCACTGAATGACTATATGGTATCTCAGGGAGATAACTATAGAACCAGTGACTCTGGAGAACCATTGTTCTTTACGGGATATCCTGCAGCAACTGATGTATGTCAGATGCGCAAGAACCTGTCTGGCAAAAATGCCGGACGTTGGGATCTTGACACTGCAGAATTCCGGAAAGACAAGGCCATAGTTGAAATGGCGGGTGGCAATTTGGGACAGGCTATAGCTGAGGCTAAGGTGGCTAAGTATGTAGCACCTAATGCAGGCAGTATGGCCGCGAAGCTGAAGGCAACAGCTGCAGCAGCAGCAACATCCGAAGAGGATGACCTGAATGAAAATTAAGTAGTTCAGGTACTGCTGTAACAGGGGAGATAAGGTAACACTTGTCTCTCCTGTAACTTTTGACATAACGGAATATATAGTAAGCTAATGAAGCTCTTGTAACTACTATAGCACAAGTAATAACAGTATCTCTTGTAGATGCTGTTTACTTGTAGCTCCTTTCCTTTATTTTGCCAACCCTTCAGTGTAATTGATTGCAAAAGAAAGCAGATATAGGTACACTTGTATAAGTGTATACTTATCTACTTATATTCTTATCTACTTATCTAGGTGTATAAGAATATATCAGTATGATCTATAGGAAGAATCCTGATTGTCTCCACACGGTGGAGCAAGTAGACTAACATGCTGGTACTTAACCAATTAAAAATTGTGGAAAGAGTGTTATACTAAGGTATTTAGTATTAACATGTGTGTATATGTGTATATAGTACTCACTCCTATAGCATATTTATAGGTATTAGTATTCTCTTATAATACTATATACTTATATATACATACTTATTTTATATAGCTAAACTAGTAACCAATTAAAACAACATACAGATGAAGAAGAATTTATTCCTTATTACAGTAAAGCAATCTAGTGGTACAGAGTATATCCATATACATGGAAGTAATATTGCTGATGCTATATCTAGAGCTTATGATTATTTAGATCAGAGCAAGACTCCGGGGGTAGGATATGAAATCCTAGAAGTTAAACTTGTAGGTAAGATTGTAGAACCAGATTATTCACTAACAATTTAAAGCAGTATGGAAATTACTATTTCAGCAAAAGGAATGCAAGAACTAATGGAGCAAGGTATCAAGAATGTAGAGAACAAGGATTACTTGTTTAATTCTATGTCATATACTGAGCAGTTCTTAAGAACAGGGATCTATAAAGGATTTAATTTCCCTGTTACAACTGAGGATCCTTCTCTACTTGTCTTAGAGTCTATACCTACTGAAGGTAAGAGATGGGGAATAGGATTCTTTGTAGGCTCACCTATAGCAGAGAATTGTATTGGTCTTATCAATGATGATACTGACTTTACAATACTAAGCCGTTTTATTCTTACTACTCCTGTAGTAACAAGAGATGGTAAGCTTAAAGGTTCTGTTTCTAACAGAATCCAAGAGAGATTGACAAACAAGGCTACCCTTTAATGGGTAGTCTTATTTTTGTAACCAACAAACCAACATATGAAAAGAGAGTATATGATTACATCTGTTATCTTTGCATTATTCTCTATGGTATTCTTTACTGTAGGGTATGTAATGGGAGATATCAATAGGAGAGGAGCAGAGGCTCCCGGGGATTACACACAAGTAGGTGGTAATATTGACATAGAATATTACTTGGAAGTATCTGAAGACTCTATATGGGTTGAAGGTGTTGACAGTAAGAAAGTATATGGTGGTAAATATGCTGACTTGGATTCATTAATATTAATTGATAATTTATAAGCTATGCTGTATGAAGATGCAAATGATATGTTTATGTTATATAACATATCCCCAGAGTTGACCTGCACTTGTGATGAAGTTCATGAGTGTCAGCAATGCTATGAAGAAAGAAAAGAAGAGAAATTAAGATCTCACATCGCGAATGTGAAAAAGAATGCATCAGCAATTAAAAATATTTAATTGGTATAAATAAAAGCATTCTGACACAAAAAAGGCTACTAGAAATAGTAGCCTGGTTAATGCACCACAACTCACTTCCAAAGGGTGAGCAGTTATTGAAATGTTGCCATATCAATAAGTCTAAGACAATAACTGAGTGCAGATGGGCCAAAGAACTTTAAAGGTTGTACACAGCAATACTCTCAAGCTATATAAACAGAGAAAATGCAACCTGCAAGACAAAGGTGTGATGAATACTTCAGCACAAAATCTAAAACTCAAAAACAGAAAGCCCTTAGAGGCAAACCCGGGAAGGTATCTGTGTCTCAGTAATGAGGTTGGTTCTAGATAGTATTCTGTTATGCACCAAAGGACCTGCCTACCGAAAGGGGGCAGGGACCTTCCCACAATTATCTAGTAACCAATTAAATAAATATAGACATGTCAAGATTAGTAAACTCAACCAGACAATACAACACTGTAACTGCTAACGGTGCTGTAACACATTCAACAAGCCTAAGTGCTTGCTTGGATCTATTTTTTATAGCAGGGGCAAGCAGAACAATGCTTGAGTCAGACATTATCATGATGTTTGAGCGTGCACGCGCAGAGAATAAGAACTTAGCATATAAGATTTTATTCTGGGCTCGTGATGCAAGAGGTGGAGCAGGAGAGAAGAGATTCTTTCAGCTTATTATGGAACATATCAGCAAGCAATATGCTTATGATTTTGACCAGTTAGCTATATATATCCCTGAATTTGGATATTGGAAAGATGTATTTAAGATTGAGCGTCCTACAGATAATAATCTGAATTGGATCAAGACTCAACTTGAAGAGTCGGCTAATGCTAACCTACTTGCTAAATGGTTTCCAAGAAAAGGTAAATGGTTTGTAGCCATGCATCAGTATCTTAAGATGACTCCAAAAGAGTTCCGTAAGAAATTGGTGTCAATGACCAAAGTAGTGGAAACTCAAATGTGTGCCAATGAATGGTCTGAGATTAATTTCTCTCAGGTGCCTTCAATTGCTATGAACAACTATAGAAACTCTTTCTTTCGTCATGATGATGTAAGATATGCAGAGTTTATTGCAGATGTTCAGGAAGGCAAGGCTAAGATTAATGCAGGAGTATTATTCCCTCACCAATTGTATCAAGCAATTCAAAAGGGAGATGATGCTAATGCAGTAGAAGCCCAATGGAATGCTTTGCCAGACTACATGGCTGATAGCACAGAAAGGATTATTCCTGTATGTGATGTCAGTGGTAGTATGACAGGTCTTCCTATGGATGTAGCTGTATCTTTAGGGATTTATATCTCTGAAAGAAATAACAGTATATTCAAGGATGCATTCTTAACTTTCTCTGAAAGACCTCAAATGAATTACCTTAAAGGTACTTTGTCTGAGAGAATGAGACAGTTAAGTAGAGCAGACTGGGGTATGTCTACTAATCTTGAGGCAACATTTGACTTGATTCTTAACAGTGCTGTTAGAGAGTCATTACCAGAGGATGAGATGCCTACTAAATTGCTTATCATTAGTGATATGGAATTTAATGAAGCAACTTATCATTCAGGAACAAACCTAGATTCAATCAGACAGAAGTATTCTAATGCAGGATACAAGATGCCGGAGATTGTATTTTGGAATGTGAATGGAAGAGTTGGTAATGTTCCTGCATCTATGGATGAATCAGGCATTGGTCTTGTATCTGGTTTCAGTCCTTCTATTTTGAAGGGTGTGTTGAAAGGAGAAATCTATTCACCACAACAACTGATGCTTGATACGGTAGATTCTGCGCGTTATTCCTGTATTGGAGTTGAATAAGATTCGGAGGTTGGTGGCACCTTGGCAACAGAAGCCACCACATTTTTTATGTTTAACAATTTAAATTCTGATAATGAAAACAATTGATATAATTTACAAGTCTACATTAGCTCTGTTAATTGGATTTGGTTTGCAATGGTTTATGTATGGTGTATTTACCTTTAAGTCTCTAGATTTTAACACTTATGAAGTTTATAACTGGGTGTTACAAATAATTTATTTTTCTTACTGTGTAGCTTTGTCATTTAAACTAGAATAATTATATTTACATATGCAACCAATTTACAGATTCCTAATACAAATGATGTTAATAGCAATACTAATAACATTATTCTTTTCATGTGCTTCAAAGAAAGCACATTGTGATGCCTATGGTCAGGCAGAGATAGTTAACAAAACTGTATGTAAGTAGATCTCCTACTTATAATGCAAGAGGGAGCCGAGGTAACAGCCGGCTCCTTTTTTATTCACAGAAAAAAATATTAAAAATGGACAAAGTAGAAATATTTAACAATGTAGAAGCTTACATTGCATCAGTTGAGTTCTTAAGTGATACTCCTGAAATGCAAAGATTTAACTTTCACAGAGGCAAGGTTCATCCTTTTCAATGTGCTCAAAGAAAAGAAACAGACACACATGTGTACTGGTCATATACTGAGGCTAAACCTAGGTTTGAAAACAATAGATTATTCTATAGTAGAAACAATAAGTATGGTTTCACATATGATAAAGACAAGAAAGATTTCAAATTCTGGTTTGGTAGAAGCATTCATGAAATACCACCATTAATGTTGTATGATGTTTTTAGACATTTCAATATTGATTGGTATGGTATTTTAAGTCCTTCACTTGCTAGTTTACTTAATGCAACAATGGTTAAGAATATGATCAAAGGTAAGATTACTAATCCTAGAGATTATGTGAAGGCTTATTTGAAGACTAGTCCATATAGAAAATCAGGAATTTCTTCTGAATTATTCTATAAGACATTTGCTAATGGTAATGTACAGTCTCCTAAATCTTATAGAAAGATTATTGAATATTCTACAGATCCAAATCATGCATTAGAATTAATTACTTCTCAAAATGGTAATGGCTATATTAATCACACAATCACTGATTTGTATGATCAAGCCGCTGTTCTTGATAGAAAAGTTAATCCTAAATGGTCTGAAGCAAGAATGAAAGAAGTGCATGCTGAATGGACTCGTGAGATTATGAGTGTTGAGGTTAAATCAATCAAACAACATGATTATGAGTATCCAGAGATTGCTCTTCCAGATGGTCTTGAAATGATAGCTAATAACTATGAACTGTTTGAGGAAGGTACTACAATGAAACATTGTGTGTATACTAACTATGAAAGCAGAATCAGATCTAAACAGTATTTTGCTTTTAGATATGATAAAGATGGTATTAGAGCAACTCTTGGTGTGGATAAGTATAATTCTAATAATGCTACATTCAATCAGATGTATGGAATTGGTAATTCTCCTGTCCCTACAGATATTGCTGATACTATGAAAGAGTTTATTAATACTGATTACTTTCAGAAGTGGTGTGATGGACAGTCTAATGCACTACCCTCAAGAGAGAGGGAACCTGCAGATGCTGATTTTTGGTTATAAGTCAAGCCGGTGTAATAGCCGGCTTTTTTGTTGCATTTAAAATTTAAAAAATGTTTAGAATTAAAAATTTGAAAAGAAGAATTACTGAGCTACAAGATGAGCTCTATGATTTACATTATGCAGAGCCTAGTCCTGAAATGTATATGCAAAGGAGATCTGAAATAGAGTATAAAATTGCTTGTCTTGAGGATACTCTTGATTTTGAAAGAAAGATGACTCCTTTTAGATGGACATTGTATGGTTTTATTGTAATTGCCTTTGGCATGTTGCTATGGGCTTATTTAAAAAGTAAATGATTATGAAAGTTATGATTTTAGTGTTTAGTATGTTAGCATTTGTTACTACAGATGTTAGATCTCAGAAGTTAAAAGGTTTAACAAGATCTGAGAGACTTTTTGTAAAGAATGTAATCAATATTAACAAGAAAGAAAAAGTTGTTGAGATTACTAAAAGAAATGATAACCATATTGTAATTGAGTTTACAAGTACTATGGTTGTTTTGAAACCAGATGGATATGTAGGAGAAACCTGGATATTAGAAGATGGTGATTGGTTAAGTTTAGGAACAGAAGAAGATGCTTATTAATTTTTTAAAACAAGTAAAAATGGCAATTAATTTAAAGAAAGGTCCAGGAAGACCTAAGAAGGTTAAAAATGATAATGTTGTAACAATGAAAAGTGATTTAGAAATCAAATTGGAACAAGCGCAAGCTAATTTAGCTGTGAAAGATATGATTATTTCAGATTTGGAAATAAGATTAGATAATTCTTTCAAAGAACAAGAAGATATGCTAAAAGAACTAGATAGATGTATCTATGCTACTATTCATCACTGCTCACAAGTTGAATGTACTACAGGAAAACTTACATTACATGATGTAGATTATTCTGTTGATTTAATTAAAAGAATTTTGACACACAAATTTAAGTATCAATCTCCAAATCTTGAATCATGAAAAAGTCTGAGGCATTGAAGAAAGCTGCTGAAGCAGAGGATAATGATCTTAAAGCTCTCGGTCTAATGACCGGGAGTTTGAGAGAAGGTAGACTTGAAAGGTTTACTGAAACTTACTTACCTCAATTACTGAAGATGGGATTTGACATTGCTCAAGATGATGAAATGTTCAGATATACCATTGATACAGAAATGGGAGGAAAGACATTTGGTATAGTAGATTACTATCCAAAGGCAAATAATCTATGCATTAGGAAGACCAATAAATGGGAGAAGCCCGGTCTCAAATGGATTGTAGAAAATTTGTTGTAAATTGCTAAATCTATTGACACATAAACTTCAGTTCCCACACAGCGGTGAGATGGGCTAAGTTATATACAATTCCTCGGAGCTGGGAGTAGAAAGCTGAAGAATGTGTTTTTAAATGGTCCCATAGCTCAACTGGATAGAGCACTACCCTTCTAAGGTAGGGGTTATAGGTTCGACTCCTGTTGGGATCACTATTTATTGTTTAACTTAAAATATGTAATAATGGGTGATAATTTAATTAGGTCTGTCTTAGGTTTTAATCTTAAAATAGATATAAGGGATGAAGAAGGTAATATTATGCCAACTGGTGTAAAAAAAACATTTTATCCTATAGAAATAACAACAAGAATAAACACTAGGCTGTTTGATAAAAGATTCTTTACAACATTTGATGAAGCTTTGTTGAATAAAATTAAAGATTATAGAAATTTAAATGAAGTATGAAAATATCTGTAACATATGAGGATTCTGATGTAGCAAAAGCTTTGGGTAAAATCATTAAAGATCCAAATGCTGATCAATTTATTAAGTTATTTACTCCTATGATTTGTACAAGTCAACAAGCAACTGAGTATTTCTTTAAACTTATGCTAGGTAATAAACTACCTGAACTTATACCTTATGGTACATTATGCAAGTTGCATATAAATCAATTAGGATATGGTAGCAATAAAGAAGCTATAAAAGACCAATTTGCTGATGAATTAGGTAATGTTATTGTTACTGTAAAAGATTTCAGAGGTTATCATGAATATAGTCAGTATCATGTTGAGTATAGCAATATATTAGAAAATGGCACTATAAAAAAAGAAACTACCTATGTCCAGTCAAAGGATTTAGAGGTTATTGAGGATCTTTAAGATGCGTATTCTGTGAATATGCTTTTCCTGACCAAATAATTAAGGAGAGTATTAATAGTACTCTCCTTTATTATGTAGCTATATAGTGCAATAATATAAAGCCCAAAATAATACATGTAAAGTTTATTATAATATATTTACTAAACTTTATGTGTTTAAAATGTTATATCAACTACCCAATGGTAAGGTAATTTATTTAAGTATAGAACAGTTTTTAGAATTGACTGATGAAGATATACAGTACCTAATGTCCATAGATGGTGGTGAGCATGTAACAAATCCTTTTACCGATTCTGCTGTTGGTCACAATAGCAAAGAACACTATTATGATTTTGATTATCTAACAGATGATGAAAATGAAAATGATAGAATATCAGATGATGAACCATTTGATGATATCATTGATCTTAATGATTCCCTATAAATATAAGACAACATAGTCTTACAACTTATCTCAGAATGAGTAACTGATGATATAGTATCTACTCAAAACAATCTATTTATTTATTTATTTATTTACTAAAAACTAAAGTCATGGACTCTAAAGTAATTGTAATAGCTGATGAAGCTACCGGAACTGTAATTAATGTATCTGAAAACAATCCTCAATACGGATATGTAAAATTACAACAAGTAAGAAATGTCATTGATGATAATGGCTTCTTAAGAAGAAAACCTGTAAATGCCTTGTTACCAGGAACAGTTGAAGATTTGAAAATGTTAAATCTTTTTGCTGGTCAAGCAATGACAGGTAAAATTGTAATTGAAGAAGGTCTTGAACCATTCAATAAGAAAACTCCAGAACGCGATCTTAAGATTGCTGGAGATACAGGAATTGTGTGCACATGGCAAGGACTTCCTATTTATAGAAGAACAAAGTTTACTTTTGATTCTATTCAAGAAGATTCTTACCAAAAACATGATAATGTTGATGAACTGCGCGCTGCTTATGCAAACTCAGTTAAGTCAAATACTTCTGCAATTCAAAATGCAGCAGGACAAGATTTCTCTATTGAGGCATAATCTGTAACAAATTAAGATAAGAGGGGCATCCGTGTCCCTCTTTTTATTTCTGATTAAAAAAATGTATATGAAAAAAATGGAAAAGCTAAAGAAAAATGTAACTGATTATCAACTAAATGCAGGTAAAACCTACATAAATTATGAATCAGACGGATATTCACAGTATCAAAATTACTTGTACAAAAGAGCACTATATGGTCTAGATGCTCTTAGTCAAGAAGAACTTGAGGCTACATGCAGCAAGAAAAAACAACGGATTATTAATGTCTACAAAAGAGCACAGTCAGTATTAAATATTGAAAAGCAAAAAGCTACAATCAATTATACTAATGTGTTATTTAAGTCATTATTTCCCAACAGCAAGTTGACTGAAGCTCTTATTGAGAACAGTGAGATTGATGAGAAATTTAAAAATACTTTAACTTTTAAAGATTTAAATATCTCAAAAAAACAAATTGTTACTATCTTTATGATTGAAGGAATCCTTCCAAAAAACTTTTTAAGTTTAATAGAAGGTCCAAACCAATTACCAAGATTAAAACATGAAAATAAAGCTTAAAGAATGTTATGGATGCGGTAAACCATCTATAATTTGGAAGAACCATGAGGGGTTCCAGTATTGCAAGTACTGCTGGAGTTGCCACAATAGCAATAATACTGAATTACAGAAACCAACAATTTCTGGAATCTCTCGGGTTTCTCCTAAAAGAGCAAAACAAGAACAAGAATATCTTAAACTAAGAGCTCGTTATCTTACAGAAAATGCTTTGTGCAAAGTAAAAGTTAAAGATTGCATGCATAATGCAACTGATATACATCACACTAGAGCAGGTGCTGATAGAGATGTGTATTATCTTATTCAGAGCACATGGATTCCTATCTGTAGGAAGTGTCATAACTGGGTGCATGAGCATCCGGAAGAGTCAAGAACAATGGGCTGGCTAAAATAAACAAAAATGATTATAGGTGTTGATTTTGATGGTACCTGTGTTAAACATTCTTATCCTTATGTAGGACAAGATGTTGGTGCAGTGCCTGTATTAAAAGAATTAGTAGCAAAAGGACATAGTTTAATATTATGGACAATGCGAAGTGATGAGACATTAGAAGATGCAATTAATTGGTTTAAAACTAATGAAATTGAATTATATGCTTCACAAAGAAATCCAACACAAGATTCATGGACAAGTTCTCCTAAAGCATACTGTCAAATTTATATTGATGATGCTGCATTAGGCTGTCCTTTAATTAATGATCATGTTGATTGGATAAAAGTAAGAGAATGGCTGATTGAAAAAAGAATATTATGACAAGAGATGAAATCCAAACGGAAGCATTAAAAGCTACAATAGGAAAACATAAATGCAGTTTAGCATTAGGTACTGGTGTTGGTAAAACCTTAGTTGGTCTTACTCACATTGAGAATAATACTACAGCGTTGATGAAATGTCTGGTTGTAGCACCAAAGAAAGCAATTTTTCAATCTTGGATTGATGATGCTGAAAAATTTGGTAAGAGTGATTTGCTAGATAGAATTGTATTTACAACCTATCTTAGCTTAAATAAACACAATCCCAATGATTATGATGTTATCTACTTGGATGAAATGCATAGTTTACTTGATTCACATAGACCCTTTCTAGAAGCATATAAAAGTAAGATTCTTGGTTTAACCGGGACTCCTCCTAAATATAGAAATTCAGAGAAAGGTCAATTAGTATCAGAGTTCTGTCCAGTAGTATTTACATTTAAAGCAGATGATGCTGTAGAAAATGGAATTTTAAATGATTACCAGATTATAGTACACAAATTAGAACTTAATAGTTCAAAAGGTTATGTTACAGAAATGAAAGGTAAGTCCTTTGTTACATCTGAACTTGAAAATTATACCTATTGGTCTAGAAGGTTAGATATGGGTTCTGGTCCAGTGCATATTCTTAGAGTAATGAGAATGAAAGCAATTATGGAGTATCCTTCTAAAGAGAAATATACTTCATTGCTAATGAAAAACATTACTACTAAATGCATTGTGTTTGCTAATACTCAAAAACAAGCAGACAAGCTCTGCCCTTATAGCTATCATAGCAATAATGCAGAATCTGAAAATAATTTAGAGATGTTTAAAAATGGTGAGATTACACAATTATCAACTGTACTTCAGTTGAGTGAAGGTGTAAATATTCCAAATCTTAGACAAGGTATTATTATGCATGCTTATGGTAATGAGAGAAAAGCAAGCCAAAGAATTGGTAGATTACTTAGATTAAACCCTAATGAAAAAGCTATTGTACATATCCTATGTTATATGGGTACAGTAGATGAAAAATGGGTAAAAGAAGCTCTTGAGAATTTTGATCAGAGCAAGATTGTATGGCAAAACTATGGAGTTAATTTAGATTAGCTCCATAATTTTTATTATATTAGTAGTATGGAGAATGTAAAAACACATAAGCTTACTGTCTATAATGATGATGTAAATTCATATGAATACATCATTGCTTGTTTGATTAGATTTTGTAAACATGATCCTATTCAAGCGGAGCAGTGTGCTGTCATAGCACATAGTAATGGTCAATGTGATGTTAAAGTTAGTAGTTTCAATGATATTTATGAAATGCATACTGATCTAAAAGAGATGAATATAAAAACTGAAATTGAAATTTATGAAAGTTCTATGTATTAATGATACTGATAAACCAGTAAAAATCTCAGAAGAAAATTGGATCAAACAAGGCAAAATTTATACAGTCATTGAAGTTAAAAAAATGGGCCTTCAAAAAGGTCAGTTAGGTTATAAATTAGCAGAAGTCAGTATTCCTGAGAAATCATTTCCTTATGAGTATTATAGTTCTAATAGATTTGGTTTTCTTGTTGAACAAGTTGATATAAATCATGAATTATCAACAGAAAAAGCTGATTTAGATCTTTTTTAAATCTTAAAAATTTATTTATTATGAAGCAGTTAAACATTTTATGGATAGCTATTTATTGCTATTTATTAATAGCCCATGTATTTACACTTTGGTTTTGGTATCAATGGTCTCAACAACACAATTTTTTAAGTACTCTTATCATAGGTCCTATTGTATCAGAATTCAAAGGATTATTTTTTCCTTTTTTTATTTAAATTATGGAAGATTACAGCAAAACAGATGTTATCACTAGATTATTGTCTATGGATTTGATTACAAGAAAAAGAGTTCTGGTTGATCAAAGGAGTTATTTAATAGGAATTCTTGCTTATAGATTTATGATGTCAGAACATAAAATTGCTGATTTAACTAACATAAAAAGAGATAAAATTAACTATAACAAGAAGTTAGTCATTCAGTTTTACAATGATAAGTTGTATAAACAAAATGTTTATGTTTATGCTCAAATGTTTCCATTTGATTTTAGTGTGATTGAATTAGTTTCAATTACACATAGATTAAAAAAAATTACAATTGATATGGACAAGAAATTTTATAATAAATTAAAAGCAGCTGGTGCCATACTAGGACACAATGATGTTAGAGTTACTATTAAGTTATTCTTAGAAAAAAGTTTGAAATTATGGGAAGAATGAAAGAAGTATTTATAGAGATTATGAATGCAAATGATGGCATACCAGAAGGTATGACAGTAGCAGATGTTGCTAGGATGAAAGATTTAGAAATTTATGAATGGCAAGAATATGAACGACAACAAGAGAAAAATAGATTGCACTTTAATCAATCTGAAAATACAGAAGAGATTGCAAAGATTGAGCAAGTCCAAAAAAAGTTCTCTTCGAAGTATGGAGAAGCCAGAGAAGAAAAAGGGAGTGAATAATGAAGAAGGTGATTAATATAACTGTACTTTTTCCATTTGCAATAGGTTTAATAATTGGTATGTTTCTTATTGGATTTACTAAATCAGAAACTAAATCAGAAACTAAACTTGTTGAAAAGGTAATTGTACATAAGAATATGAAAGTACAAGATTGGAAATCTGAAAAGAATCCAAAGAAGATTGAGTACTATGAGCATTTGTATAATACATCCAAGTGAAGCATTTTATTAAATATCTAGTGGTATGGATAAGCCAAAACTTATCTATACCATTTTGGATGGTAGGTCATGTGCACCTGTCTGTCAATGTGTATCAAGATATACATGAAATAATAGCATCCTGTGGTATGAATATACTAGTTGCTATTGGTTTTATTATAGATTATTTAGAACAAAAAAAGAAGTTATGAAACAAGATAAGTCAAAGAAAATAGAGAAAAGACTTTTTTTCTTAAAAAACAAAATACTTTATTGCAAAGCAAATTTTTTAAAGCCACATTATTTTCAGCAACAATTGGAAGTTGAAACAAACAAATGGTTCAAGCAGAGAAAGGAAGAATATAAACAACAAGAACAATGAAAACAGCAGTAGACCAACTAATTGAGAAAATGTCTTTAGAAGATGTTTGTAAATACTCTAATGAATTAGCAGAAGCCAAAGAAATGGAGAAAGAGCAGATGAAGCTTGCTTGTATTAGAACTGAATATGAAGATAAAGCTTGGCAAAA